TTCTGCCTAGCTCGCCGTAATAATCTTGTATAGCCTGATTATAAACATCACCAGATGCTTGTCTCTGTACAGGTGTCATATTTCTTGGCAATGTACCAAAAAAAGTTGCCTGTGGATTGGCATCTAAAAATCTGGAAAAAACGCTAGACGGATCATTCTGTGCGTTCATATTACCAAATTGACTTGTAAATTCTTCAAATGTAGCCATTAACTACTCCTTCCCATAAATGCGTTTTTTGTAAAATTGTCTAATGTATTTTGGTCAGTAGGAACACCATAAGCATTTGCTGTGTATTCAAGAAAAGAAGTTTTGCCTGCAAATTGCCTATCACCTGCCGCTTTTCTTACAGATTCATCATCTGCATTTGCGTAACTACTATCTACTTGTCTTAATTTGTTTGCCTGATCTCTTGACCATGCGTCATATAATGCGTCTGTATCAGGACTTACATATCTCATATAGTTAGCGCCATACATACTATTAGCCATTCCTCTAATTAAATTAGATACAGTATATTTATTATCTGACCTATCACTAAATGCACTTGCTATACCTTGCCCAGTTGATTGCAAACCTGCGTCTTGTTCGTTTCTATATTTTGTTAAAAGCTTACCAAATGATGCTGTTTGTTTTTCAAACAATGTATTGCCAACATCACCTTGTAAAAACTCAGCCGTAAAGTCATCAAATGTTTGCATGGTACCAGGTTTATCTTTACCAAAATTTCTAGTAATATCTTCTGCCATATACGTAGCTTCTGCTTCTGGTTGCAAACTTGCAAAATACTGACCAATAGGACCGCTTTGATATAATATACTTTGACCAAGTCCTTGATTTGGCGCTAATTTATCTACACCACGAGCAAAACCAGATATTCTTGCATTGTCTGATAAAAATCTATCAATATAATTATTAAAGTTTGCATACTGTTGCCTTTCAGGTGGAGCATCAAACTCATCAAACATAGATAAATCTGGTGGTACTACTGGACCTGGTGCTGGTGGTGGCGGTGGTGCTGGTGGTGCTGGTGGTTCTAAATAAGTAGAAGATAAATTACCAACATCAACTGTTTGATTAGGCACAGATCTCATTTCTGTTTCTGCACCTGGTTGAAAACCAACACCTGTTGCTTCTTGCCCAGTTGTTCTAATTGGAGTTCCTGTTTCGCCAGTACCAAGTTGTTGATTTATTCCTGACTCAGGTTGCGCTCTTTGTATTTCAAATTGTCTATACAATTCATCTAATGTAGTTGGACCATCTGCAAAAGCATTGTTCATTGCTTGAGTAGTTATTCCTACATCACTTGTATTTTCTGTAATATTTTCAACAGTTTCTCCGCCTTCTGTTACAAATTGTGCTTTTCTTCTTGCATCTGCTAAAGAGTCAGCTTCTACAGTTGTAGGGTATGTAGTGCCATCAGCTCTTCTTATTTGAATAAAATACTGCATTATATACCTTCCTCATTTATTTCTGTTCTTGCACCAGGTCTAGGTGTATTAGGCGCAACATCTTGCGTTGGTGCTTCTGTTGGTGGTGCAGGCGGAAAGCCTTGAGCTTGACTAGATAATACAGCACCATTAACACCTGGTGGTCCTGCTGGTGGCATACCTTGTTGTGCAGGTGATGCAGGCGGTGGTGCAGGTTGTCCTGCCATGTCAGGTCCTTGACCAGTCATGCCAAACTGTTGCATCATAGCTTGGAATTGTACATCCATTGCTGTTTCATCCTGCTGTTCTTTTTTCATTGCTTTTCTAAGCATGTCTAAATATACCATAGCTTCTTGTTGTTGACCTTTAGCCATCAATGCTTGCACAACATTTATCATAACTGCTTTTGGATCTAATGTCTCTCCCTGTTGTGCATTTATTTCTTTTTTAAAATCTTCTACATCCTGTACGTCTAATATGTTATCCCATATCCATACGTCAGGTGCAAGCGGATTAGGTCCTTCTCTCATCATTTGTGCCATTGTTACTTTTTGCGGATCATCTTGTGGCATCTGTGGTTTAATTGCAATTTCAATTGGTCCACCTTCTGCAATATCTTCTGGAGATATAGGACCCATAAACCATTTTTTTAGTTCATTGTACTTACCTCTCATCTCCATTGTTCCGTAATCACCAGTAGCATATTGCGCTAAAAGTAACTCAGATATTTGTTGGTAGGCACTTTGTAAAGCATAAACTCTTGGTTGCACTTGATGCTCTGACCCAGACCTAAGTAGGTTTGCCGCGTAACCAGATAATTGAAATTGTAATTCACCATACGCAACATTTGGTAAACCACCTCTTTGCAGTTCTGCTGAAATCATGCCTAAATAATCTCCTGTGTTTGCAGGCATAGTTATTTCTGGCAACAAATCAATTGTTGTGTTTGCTGGCAAATCTACTTCTGTGCCATCACGCCATGGATCTGTTTCTAATGTTGCTGATCCGTCAGGACTTGTAACAACATACGGATGTCTCGTAGAACGAGAGATTAAAGTTTTCATAGAACTCATAGCAAAATTGTAATCATGGAACAGTTGCCGATTAGCCGCGAACACACTTTCTCCGTACTCACGAGATGTATACTCACTAGATAAATCTCCTTGTACGTATGGTTGCGGACCCACAACACCAACAAAGCAGGGAGCGCAGGGCATCCCTTGTATCATTACTCCGTGTGGCGTTGGTTTCTTGGCAAACTTTGGTCCACCTGCGTCTATGATTATGCAATTCATTTCTCTGTCGTAATAATCCCAAACATCAATTCCTTGTTCCTCGGCTTCTTGTTCAGGTGCAGAGACATCCATATTATATATAGCTTTTATTGATTCTTTAGTTCTTTTTTTTCTATGTGCAATGTAACTTATGCCTTCGTCATCCATTTCATAAACAACATGCAAAGGATCCCATGCAGTTATATCTACGTATGCACTACCATCAGGTCTTGTATTTAATACAGACCTACCAGCAAAATGACCTCGAAGTGTAATGTGAAAAGATAATTGTTCTCTTGCATTTGGTTGACCCATTCTTAACAATCTTTCATCTGCTAAGTTTAATGCACCAATTACCCACTTCTCTTTGTTGGCTCCAATAATTCTAGCCTGTTCATCTTTGCCTTCATTAGGCACCCTAACAATCATTGATGATGTTGTAAGATATGCCATAATTTTATCTGCTAAAACTTTTGGTGTGTTTGATGTGTATGATTGAAAACCCTCACCAGCATCGTACGGGTTCATACGATACAATGAATAGTCATCTTCCATTCTTCGTCTTACTTGCTTGAAACCTTCGGCTTCATATCTTCTTTTTATTTTGTCTAATAAATTATCTATCTGTGCCATTTACCATCTCTTTACAGTAATTTTAGTTTTTTCTTGAGCTAATCTTGCATAACCAAAATTAATTACAAGACCATAAACAATTGCCTTAGCACCATGGTTGAAAGCATCTCTTGGCTCCCTACCAACTACATTTCCGTTTCGGTCTGTTCTCCATGAGTATACATGAACTTGACCATCAAAGGGATTTTGACAACCACCTAGTTCAGAAATAATGCCACGGCATTGCGGGTTAAAGATCATGTTGGGTTTGTTGGACACAGGATGTGGTTTCAAAAAAGTATTGAACCTTTCTATCCCGTCCATCACTCCAACTTTCTCACTAATCATAGAGACGTTAGCCTTGTGCCACCAGACATCTACAGGTCGTCTTTCAGATTGCGCATGTGCCGCAATATCAATTACCCCTGAATCTACATCTTGCCACCATTCTCGATTTTGTGCAATCTCTATGATATCTTCTGTTGTTTTTTCTCTTTCGTATATTTCATCAATAATGCGCACTTGGTCATCAATTTTTTGTACAACCTCAACAGCATAAGCACTTTGTGTAATACTTGAGTAACCAGGATCTATCCATAAGTATACTGGCTGTCCTGCAACATATTGCGCATCTTCTGTTACATGCAACGCAACATCAAACAATGGGTGTACTAATCCCTTAGGGGGTGATGGCTTACCAGCAAGTCGCTCCATAAACCATGTGTCGCTGTGCAGTCTTTCAAGACTTAGTATTTCTGGATCGTTCCTACCACCAGGGTAGACTACAGAGTTAGACCATGATGGCAAACTAAAACTTATTGCATCATCAGGGTTAGGGTGCATTTGCCATGCTTCAAACCGCGAAGGGTACCAACCAAGACTAGCCTCAAACGTGCCTTCTAAAAATAACCACCCTCTCTTTTCTGCAATACGACCACGCAGTCTTAAAAAAGACTCAAAGTCTATCTGTGATGCTTCGCATGCAACAATACCATCTGGTGCTTCCATCGCTAGAGACCTGTAGTCTTGTGCTGACTTAGTCTTTATACGTATGCCGTTGACGCATTGTATTTCGCCTGGGTCTATACGCTTAGACGCACTTTTTAATAATCCTAGTCTGCCAAGCATGTCTAGTAAGTATTCAAATTCAGCTCGGCATCTTTCGTAGTCTCTGGCTACTAACCATATGATTCCATTGTCGGAGACTTCGTCAAACTTAGATAGAATGTGTACGGCACCCATAAATGATTTACCCGCACGCTCACCACCTGCTACTAACTTAATACGTGCTGGGTGGTTAAGTATCTTTACTTGCTCTTCAGTCAAGGCAAAGCCCAACTGATCAAGCAACATATCTCTATCTTCTACAAGCATTAGTTAAAATAAAATGAGTATTGATAAAAAGACTTCCTGTCCTCGCTCTTATGTTTACACTTAGGGCAAGTCTCTGGTTTCTCTTCGTAATCAGTTAGTACCTCGAAAGTGTCTGTCTCACACTCTTCGTTATTACATATGTAATCATACATTGGCATAGAGAATAAGATAACATAAAAAATAGGGGTAACGCAATATCCTGCATTTGGTATAAAGAAAAGGGGGTTTCTCTCTCTTTCGACACTATCTCTCTCTTCCCCCAAAAGAAATTGTAATCATATAGATTACTTGTGTCAATACGCAAAACTACGTTTCTAAAAATATCTAGGGGAGGTAGTCAAGGCAAAAAATAAATTTAGAACCATCCCTATTCCCTACCCCTGACGTATACTGCTAAGGCATACCCCCACCATCACCGCTATGTGGTTGTACGTCTGACTCAGCGTCATTCTGCTCTACGTTCTCAATGACAAGGTTTGATTCGATTCGCTCGTCCGACTCACGCAGTTCTTCGCGCTTGGACGAGGCAAGTCGGTGTCTCAGCATTTCAATAAGTCCTATAGCTTCGCTACTCTCGTTATTGTTCTTCTGACCCCATCGATCAGGATATCTCCGTTCCAAGAACCACGCACGTGCGCGCCAATCGGCACTGTCGACAATGTCGGAAATAGCATTACTTTCAGAGATACTCTCTGCCATCCTTAACGCTCCTGCGAAAGAGTGATACGGCTCTTCCTGTGTACTCTCCCCACGTTTGAGCCATCCAAAAAATGTCGAATGTGGAACTCCCACTTGTTCACACGCAGAACTAGGATAGTTCCCTTGTGCGACAAGCTGACATATTTTCTTACCAATTTCTTTGGTAAGTCGTGTTTTATTTCCCATACCAAAATTCTACTATACCAAACTGCCTAAAGGCAACTGACCATAGTGCAATAAGTTGCGTCCTCTTTACTACTATATGTTTACACATATAGATAGTAATTTTTAACATAATGTAAATACCTAAAGGTATTGACATATGTTATATGGTGTTATAGCTTGGTGTTATCGGTCAATCGGATCGGTGTAAACAAGTCGGTGCTAAAGCACCAAAGGAGAAATTCCATGCCTACAACTAAAGTTGTAAGAACTAGACTCAATAACAGACAAGTAAGCTACGCAGTAGCTAAGCATAACGGACACAAAGTCCCTAAGGACTTCAAGGACTGGACTTGGAAAACTGCCTTATCTTTCCTTAATGGAAAGACTAAGAAAGCCAAACTCGCTCGTGTAGACTTTGAAAAAGTCGCTGGTTATCCTGTTCCTGACGGCTCTTTCAGAGACCTGATTACAGGTAGAGTTACTAAAGTAACTAAGACCAAGACTTCCAAGAAGTCAAAGACTTCTACTACTACTACCAAAAAGCCAAAGGCTTCCAAGAGTAGTAAAAAGAACGGCAAGGTTGTAACTGTAAAGCAACCCATCAAAGATGGAATTGACTACAAGAGACTAGCACGAGAGATCATCAAAGCCCAAGCCTCAGAGAAATCTGAGGCAGAGGCTAGAGCCTCTAGAGAGGCTATAGACAGGTACACATCTGAGATGGAAATCAAGAGGTTGGGATGGTCATCCCAATTCAAAGCAGAGGATAAGGCTAATAAGCCTTCTCATGTATGGGTCAAGGGCGAGGATGACATTCTCCCTAGAGGAGAAGATCTACTTAAAAAGTAGAACAGTATTTATCGCTCCTGAACATGAGCCTAAACTGTTCACAGTTTAACCAACTGCTCCACAGATGTGTGTCTGTGCTGATGATGACTCTAAAGAGTCGAAAGCAGAAAACTAAGACAAGTCTCGCATGAGCGAGGAAAGGAAATTTCTATGAAATTTAAAAGAACCGACTTATATCTTCCAAGTGAGGAAGATACATTTCAGACGTACGAGGAATACACCGAATGGCAAGATCTTTCTGAAGATCTTATCCAAGAGTTGCATTGTTGCATCAAAGATGCTTATGAGGTTGCTCCAGTGGATCACTCGTACACATGCGAGGAGATTGAAACCTTAGCAATTAAATTTTATGAACTTGGTAAAGTTCATGGCAAACAAGCCTCACACAAGTGAGAAAGGAACCTAAAATGTTAACTAACATTTTATACAAATCAAAATTAGCCTATCGGCTATACATAAAATTCTCAAAACACTACTCACGAGCGATTGATTTTCTTAGAAGAAAATTAAACGACTCAATCATAGCGATCGATAGAATCGATCCTTGTGCATTGGACTCGGACATGCGTGAGTACAGATCCATGCGATCGCTTGGGATCACATGGGAGCAAGTTGATACTCTTTCAGAGTATAACAGGAATGAGATATTTGAAGTCTTTGACTTCATCATAAGCGAGAAGAAAGATTGGAATACTAAGTGTAACTCTTGTTACCAAGAGATTAAACCTTTAGCAAAGGCGGTAGTTAAATAAATTTAACTAAACTACATATCGTCAAATGTTAAATTTGACTATATGTATAGGGTGTTATAGTCTGTTATTGTCGAGTTTCAGCTTGACACCAAAACAAACAAGTTTCGATAAGTGCATACGATTGCACTAGCGAGAAAGAGGTAATCATGGATATTTATCCATCAGCGATTGAGATCGCAGAACTAATTGACGCTCATGAGGGAGCAGTCAAGGGTGTGTGGAAAGATGACGAACTAACTCCAGAGGAGTTAAAACAACTAGACCGAGACACAATCTCGGACGATCACATGGACAGGCACGATCACTTGTCCGATCAGGAGGACACAGATGGGTAACAGAGCAGTCATTCAAATTGAAAACGATCCATTGGAGATTTATCTCCATTGGAATGGTGGTAGAGATAGCATTGAGCCAATGCTAGATTACGCAAGAGAGCAAGGTATTCGCTCAGGCGACTATGGAGTCGCAAGACTTTGCCAAATTATTGGCAATACTCTCGGTGGTACGCTTAGTTTAGGAGTTGCTCCTAAAGGTTCGTACTTAGGCGATGAGGACAATGGAACTTATGTAATAGACAATGAGTTCAACATAGTTGGTCGTAAAGGGTTGCCTGTTGGATTTACAGAGCAATCTGTATATCCATACGAGGACATGCTCAGAGTTGTGCGAGACAAAAATGATAAACATTTTCAGTCTGCTCTCGGAGAACTGCGATCACACAGTAAGAAAGTAGGTAGCCATGAATAGGTTTGACATCAGGTGTGTGTTCTGTAACGAACTCACATGGGCAATCAGACGAGCGAGAGACGGCAGACCATATGTCTGCGGAATGGGCAACAATCCCTCTCCTGTTAAGGAGCATGGAAGATGTTGCGACAAATGTAACGAGGACATAGTCCTAGTTGCTAGGATGGGAGCGTTAGCATGAGCGATAGAGAGAAACTTACAAAGTGGCTTTTAGACTTGTACGAACAAGAATGGGAAGATGCTGAGTCGTCTCAGACTTACATAAACGAACTCCTGTATCTGTACAGACATGGGATCAAGGGTTTAGAAAGCTACACCACAGAGGAACTACAAAGATTTGTAGATGAAAAACAACAAGAATTATCGGAGTAGTGCTATGCGAGTTTTTGAGATCACAATAGACGAGAGCGATTGGGATGACATCCGATCGCTCATGCGATCTAAGAAAGCTTTTAATCTAAAGATTAATGGCGAGTTGTTCGAGATTAGATATGATCGGGCAACTGCTAATTATTACGGATGGATCAGCGATGCAAATTTCGTAGAAATTAGCGACTTATTACCAAAACGATTACTCACAGGAGTGTGAACAATGAATGAATTATTCTACGAATGGCTTGAGAACAACGCACAAGCGTGGTACAAGCGAGGATTACAATCAATGGACATTGATGTTTTTACAGAAAATGGGGAACACGAAGTTATAGTTAAATATAACTTTGGCGAAATTAAGGAGCAAAGCTAATGCAAACATTTTTACCATATGAAAATATGAGCGAGTCGGTTGCGTGCTTAGATACCAAGCGACTTGGCAAACAACGAGTTGAGGCTCTGCAAGTGTATAACATAATCACAGGTGCGTTGACCAAGAAAGGTAAACCTTACAAAGGTTTCGTCAATCATCCTGTTGTAAACATTTGGAGAGACCATGTTGACGCTCTAGCGTTGTACACCAACCTGTGCATACTAGAGTGGATGGCAAGAGGTTATGAAAATACTATGGAGTATTTACCGATTGGAAATGGAATCACGCTACCAAATTTATTTGGTAACAAAAAATTTCATGACTCGCACAAGAGTAACCTATTACGCAAGGACGAGGAACACTATGGTCAGTTCGGATGGAATGTACCTACTGACATGCCATATGTGTGGACATAGGGAGTTGGATTTGACATCCTGTTGCAGATGGTTATATAATAAGTATGTGGTTGTCGATTTGGCAATCACAAACAAGTCAAAGGAGTTACAATGGCGATTTCTAAATCTGAAAGACGACATTTGTATGCACAATTGCTTGGCGTAGATGTATCAGGCAAGAGTGGTAAAGAGTTGCACCAAATGGTCAAAGACCATAAAGATGGTTCGCAACTTGAGAAGATTGCTGACAAAGTAATCGAAAAACTAAGCACAGACTCAAACGCTGAGGAGCGTGTAAAGAATGTGTTGGGCGAGGTGTTAGAGGAATTATCATCAGATGATGATGATGAAAGTAAAACAAGTTCAGACGCTAAAGAGCATGCAGTAGCATAGCTTGAGCGAGAGAGAGGACACGACATGGCAGACATGAAAGTAAATAAAATTACTATATCTAACGATATAGTACAGAGTCTATTAGACGCACATCAGCGAGAGGGTCAGATGACTCAAACGCTTATGGATAACATGCACAGAGCATTTTCACATCTTACAGATGTTGACAACGCAGTTGTGCTATGGGAAATGACAACAACTTGTCCATGCAAATTGGAGACTAAACTTGTTCTCAAAGAGAATGAGGGTGGTATGAATTGGAACATACAAGTGTGTGATCTCTGTGATTATGATCGCAGTGCCTTGAGAGCCGACAACATCTCAGATGCGATAGGTAGAACCTTATCAGCTTGGACGAACTCAGTTGGTAAGAAACATCTTATCAAGGCTATCGCACGAGAGACAGGTAGTGATGTCAATGACATAGGTGTTTCAAGCGATCCTGACTCAATGGAATTGATAAGATTCCAAGATAAGAAAGTTAAGCTATACGAAAACTCTTTAAGAGTTTGTGTAGACATGCTAGACGATCTCATAAGCATGATCGATAGAAAACGACTAAGCAAAGATAACTTTGCTAAGTTGCAAGACATACTTATGACTAAGGGAGCAATTATTGCTCACATCTTCAACGAGGGGATCATAGATCCAAACAAACAAGCAAGTGCGAAAGATGTCGCACGTAAACTAATCGATTCTATCGATGGCGAAAGTGAGGGAAAAAATGCCAATTAATGAATCAGAAATAGATAAGTTGATAAAACAACTTAAACAACAGGATAAGACTCCTGTTGCAACTAAAACACCTAAGCCTAAGGCTCAAAAGCCTAGTAGGTCGGGCAAGTGGAAAGACGCACCATCGTGGTTCTTTCCAAGTAAGTATGGCGAACAGGTCGCTGACGAACTTGAGGTGTTCATCAAAAACAGGACACCTGTGATGTGTATCGGTGGCACAGGTCTTGGTAAGACTGTGATCACAGACATGATCGCAAGAAAGCTAGGTCGCGGTAGCGTTGGATTCAACTGCTATTCAGGTATGGACATAGCATCGCTTGTGGGATTGTGGTTGCCTCACAAGGGCGATGTCATTTGGAATCATGGTATTGTTACCGATGCCATTATTAAAGGTTTCATTCTCAGAATTGAGGAATGGACGAGGTGTACACCTGAACTAAAATCTAAGATGTTTGGAGTCATGGACTCCAAAGATAGATATTGGGCGTTGCCTGAGGCTAAGATCGACAAAGTCGATGTTCATGAGAACTTCACTATTGTCGCTAGTGCGAATCCTGCGGGCAAGGGTTACGTAGGTACCATGAGAGAGGACAAGGCTACTATGTCTCGGTTCGGTGCGGTCATTGAAATCAATGAGCCACTAGCAAACGAGGGCAAAGCTATGCTTAACGCAACTGATAACAATCATGATCTATCCCAAAGGATAGTCAGATTCGCAGAGTTGTGCAGAAAGGATGCTCTCACGTACGTATCTACAAGAGACATCTACTACCTCGCTACTGCGATCAAATCAGGATTAGATCCTAAAAGAGCAGTCGAGGTTACAATCGCACCTAAGTTCGAGGGTATGGAGTCTGCGATAATCACGCATGGTCGATCTGTATTCGAGGACATGGGTAAGGAAACAAAAACTGACACAGTCAGTTCAGTAGCGAAAGGAAAGACTGATGCCTAGACGAAATACATGGAAATCAGACAAGCGTGCTAACGATCATTCATCTGTTTTATCCAACGCAGTTGGTAAAAAGATTGAGGTTGTTAACACAAGATCTAAAGATAGAGGTGTTGATGGTGTCATCGCACCTGAGCGAGGTAAATACGTTAGAAGATCTAACGAGTCATTTGAGACTACGCTTACGACTGCTATGCGTGGCAAGAGCGAGATTGACTTTACTTTCGCAAGAGAGGTTCTGCATAACGCTATGGACATATACAGACGCAAGTGGAAAGACTACAACGATGACAGAGAGGCAAGGTTTGGTTTGCCGAGATACGAGCCTGTCGTGATACTGCGTGCGACTCAGGATGCAAAACATGCATCAACTGATTTGCATCAATACCTAGATACGCTAAGGTGTGCTACCAAAGCTAACGAGTTCTTTTACAGAACTGATTGTGTTGACAACGCAGTTGATAGCATTATCAAGTCTATCAGGATCGCATGTGCGAGGATGGATACTGACCCTTTAACGGAGAAAGTATACCACTTTATGTCGATGTTGTTTGGAACAGTAGTTCCAACACCTAAATGGCACAAGGACGTAGTAGATGTGGCTATCAAATGGACAAGAGCGACTTACGATATGATAGATAATGGTAACGCAAAAGATTGCGTTAATGTTAGTATAGGTATCGCAATCGATCTTATGCATCTGCTAACACCTAAGGACGCACCACCGCCACCACCACCATCGGACGATCCACCTGAGGATCCAAGCGATGAGGAAAGTGATGAGCAAAGCGATGGTGATGGTAATCCATCAGATGATGTTGATGTCAACAATCCTGACACACCATCAGACAAGCCTGAGGACGAACCTGATGATGAAAGTGAACCTACAGAACCTGACACAGGTAGCACAGATGTGAATCAGTCAGGCGATATACAGGATTCAGGGTCTGAGCCATTTGACATAGATACTGAGTTAGAGACTATGCTTAATAAAGCAGAGGAAGATACTCAAACAAAACTAGAGGCAAGTGAGAGTTTCGCTAGCGATGATGTTCAAACATTTGACAGATCAGACGATGGCGTAAAGCACGAGACTACGATCAGAACCTACAAGATGGAGCCAATGACCGCAGACGCGAATGTTGTCAACTTGTTGCAAGATACAACAAGAATGGGTATGGCTCACAGGCACAGAACAGGTATGCCAACAACTGATACATGGAAAATATCTGCTCTTGGAGATACCAAAGTATTTGGTAGATCAGATCATCGTAGTGGCAAGCTTGTCATACTGTTTGATTTATCAGGATCTATGGATTTCTATTCCTCGAAAGAGGTAGGGAGTAAATCCTACTTAGCAGTTCAGTCGGGTCTTGCATTGCAAGAGGCGTTCCCACAAGCAGAGACTTATGGTTTCGTATCTGACGATAAGACTAACTACATTGTTCCAATGGAGACAGGGATGTTCCCAACTTCCAAGTCATACTTTGATGGCATGGGTCATGGCAATCCTGACTGTGTTGCGCTCTTGTACTTAGAGGAACTGCTACAGGGTCAGTTGCAAGATAGCATGGCTATCGTGATCTCAGATGGCTCTCCATGTGGACCCGCACCAATGCGAGATTCGCACATGATTAGCCATACAAGACAACTTGCTAACAAGTTGTACAACGATGGTCTAAGGTTTGCATCGGTTTTGATCAATACAGGATCAACTATTTATCCTAGCGATGTAGTCGCTCACGTGAGAGAGATAAATGACATCTACAATATCGGAGAGGTTATACATCGTGTTGGACAACAATTCTAGTCGTAAGACTATACAAGTCAAGGAGCATACATGGCTACAGAGACAACGGCACTACAAGTGCCAAAGCAAAACTTGCACGAAGTTGTCGTGCGAATTATAGGTACTAGCGAACTAATTGTTCACAAGTTTAGTGCCAAGTCAATCAAACAGATTGAAGATATACAGGCTAAGAAAGCTAAGACAAAGTCTAAGCGTAAGCCTGAGGACGAATACAATGACTGTTTTTACAGATGGGCAGATGGCAATCAAGACGCAGACAAGGGCGATCACAAGTGGGATGGTAAATCTACAGGTGTTCCCTCTATAGCGATCAAGAAAGCAATGGTCGGTGCATGTAGACAAGTCGACATGCCAATGACACTTGCGAGACAAGCATTTCATGTACAGGGTTCGGTACTCAAGATCGAGAACGCAGAACCATACATGCGAACAGACCATGTCAGGATTGGTGTAAAGCAGACTGACGTGCGATACAGACCATCTTATCCTATCGGTTGGTCAGTTGATGTACCAATTGTTTACGATGCTGATGTAATCAGCATAGAACAGTTACTCAACCTGATCGAGAGAGCGGGGTTTAGTGTTGGCTTGTGCGAACACAGACCTGAGAAAGATGGCGACAAAGGAATGTTTAAGTTAGACTTATCTAAAGACTTAGAGGACAAACCTCTAAGTTGATCCTTATTCGGAGAGGTGCGGGTGCGTTTTTCCCTCCAAGAAAAAGTTACACCGCTCGCACTTCTCTTACATGTAACGTGCATGCAAGTAGTCGGAGCAGTCAAGATTGACGCTCATTTAATTCCAGACAACGCAGAAACAACAACCATAGGTTGCGATGTGATCAGTAAAACAAACTATTGACTGTTTAATTAAAATGCTGATCTTTCCGCAATCATGGGTAGGAACGCTGAACATAAAACAATGTTAAGAACTACCAAAAACTGGAAAGGTAGTCGCTTGCATGACTACATGGCAGACAGGGCGAGTAAGGTTATGATTTGATATGGAGTGTCGGGCGATGGCAGATGGGGTAAGATCCGTAGAGGCGGGGAATGGTTGGTTAGTTTTAGGAGAGTTATGGCAGATGCGGTCAGGTAAGTTACGTTAGTTTGTGTACAGGTGTGTTCAGGATATGGCAGACGTGGTTCGTACGGGCGTAGTCGGAAATGTTACGTTTCGGTAAGGCAGACGAGGCTTGTAGAGTTAAGGTCAGGTGCGTTAC